GAGAATGAGATAGAAGATGAATTAATCTTTGCTTTAGATGAGCTTAGAGAACACTGTGGTTTCCCTTTTGTAATCACAAGTGGCTATAGATCCCCTGACCATCCTATTGAGTTAGGTAAAAAACAACCCGGTACACATGTACAAGGCATAGCTGCGGACATAGCTGTATCCTCTGGTCTACAAAGGTACACTATAGTAAAGAATGCTATTAAGTTAGGCTTTACTGGTATTGGTGTAGCTGGAGGCTTTGTGCATGTAGACATTAGGGCTACTGATACACCTGTAATGTGGACATATAGTTAGTGAACACTAACAGAGAATACCTAAAGACCTTAGCACAACAAGAAGATCTAAACTGGGACGGTGATCCTGATTTAGATGTTGAGTATGAATGTGAGGAAGAAAAAGATTTAGATGAGTACGTAGTCAAGTACTTCCATGACTGAACTAAACATACAACTGCTTGATTGGCAGAAGAAGGTCTGGGCTGACAGTACCAGATTTAAGATTGTAGCTGCTGGTAGACGTACAGGTAAGTCCAGACTAGCAGCTTGGATGTTGATTGTAAATGCTCTACAGGCAGACAAAGGCCATGTGTTCTATGTAGCTCCAACACAGGGACAGGCCAGAGACATCATGTGGCAAACACTATTGGAGCTGGCGCACCCTATTGTAACTAACGCACATATAAACAATCTACAGATTAAGCTGGTCAACGGTGCAACCATCAGCCTCAAAGGTGCCGACAGACCTGAGACTATGCGAGGTGTGTCACTAAAGTTCTTAGTGATGGACGAGTACGCTGACATGAAGCCAGAGGTGTTTGAGCAGATCCTTAGACCTGCCTTGGCTGACCAAAAGGGTGGTGCATTGTTCATTGGTACACCTATGGGTCGTAACCACTTCTATGACCTGTACAAGTACGCAGAGCTAGAGGACGATGAGTCCTATGAAGCATGGCACTTTACAAGTTACGACAATGAGCTACTAGACCCAGAGGAGATTGACCTAGCTAAAAAGTCTATGTCATCCTATGCCTTCCGTCAAGAGTTTATGGCATCCTTTGAAGCTAGAGGCTCAGAGATGTTTAAAGAGGACTGGGTTAAGTTTGGTGAGACACCAGAGATAGGTGACTACTACATAAGCATTGACTTAGCTGGCTTTGAGGACGTAAGTAAGAAGAGAACTAAAAACTCTAAGCTGGATGAATCAGCTATTGCTGTTGTAAAAGTAAATGAGAATGGCTGGCATCTAGAGAACATTATACATGGTCGCTGGGACTTAGCGGAGACAGCTAGGAAGATCTTTGAGGCTGTACGGGACTACAGGCCCATCAGTGTAGGTATAGAGCGTGGTATATCCAAACAAGCTGTTATGTCTCCCCTAATGGACTTGATGAAGCAACGTGGTAGATTCTTTGTTGTAGAAGAACTAACTCACGGCAACAAGAAGAAGACAGATAGAATCATGTGGGCCTTACAGGGTAGATTTGAGAATGGTCAGATTACCTTGGGCAAGGGTGAATGGAACAGTAGATTCTTAGACCAGTTGTTTCAGTTTCCAGATGTACTAACACATGATGACCTTGTGGATGCCTTTGCGTACACAGACCAACTGGCTAAAGTAGCCTACTCATATGACTTTGAGATTGATGATCTTGAAGTATTAGACGTTGTAACAGGATATTAACATGCCCACTAAAGCTAAACCTAAGTCAAGAGTCAATGAAGCCGGTAACTACACCAAGCCCACTATGCGTAAGAACCTATTTAATAAAATCAAAGCAGGTACAAAAGGTGGCAAAGCTGGACAATGGTCAGCGAGAAAAGCCCAGATGTTGGCAAAGGAATACAAAGCCAAGGGTGGAGGATACAAATAATGGCTCTAGCTAAGTCACAGAAGTCCTTAAAGAAGTGGACTAAGCAAAAGTGGCGTACAAAGTCAGGTAAGCCTAGTACTCAAGGCTCTAAAGCTACTGGAGAACGCTACTTACCGGAAAAAGCAATCAAGTCTTTGTCCAGTAAAGAGTACGCAGCTACCACCAAGAAAAAGAGACAAGACACTAAGGCTGGCAAACAACATTCAGCACAGCCTAAGAAGATAGCAAAGAAAACTAAACGCTCACGCTCAAGGTAAAAATTATGGATTATGGTGACAATGACGTTTTGTCAAGTGACGAACACCTAGAAAACTGGGTAATGGCTAAGTGTGACTCATGGCGAGACCACTATGAGTCCAATTATTCAGAAAGATTTGAAGAGTTTTACCGTTTATGGCGGGGTATCTGGGCAGCAGAGGACATGGAACGCAAAAGTGAGCGTTCACGTATCATTTCACCTGCATTACAGCAGGCTGTAGAGTCCAGTGTAGCAGAAATTGAGGAAGCAACCTTTGGTCGTGGTAGTTATTTTGACATTACCGACGATATGGGTGACGCAGAGGCTCAAGATGTCGTTTATTTGCGACAAAAGCTGCATGAGGACTTTGAGAAGACACAGATACGCAAGCAAGTAGGTGAATGTCTTATCAACAGTGCTGTGTTTGGTACTGGTGTAGCTGAAGTAGTGCTAGAGGAAGTCAAAGAGATGGCTCCTGCTACACAGCCTATCATGGACGGACAGCTACAGGCAGTAGGTGTTAACGTAACAGACCGTACTGTAGTCAAACTACGCCCTGTAATGCCTCAGAACTTCCTAATTGACCCAGTAGCTACGTCCATTGAGGACGCTATAGGCGTTGCTGTGGATGAGTTTGTGCCACGACACAAGGTACAACAGCTACAGGAAGAAGGTGTCTATAGGAACGTATACGTAGGTCAGGCAGCTAGTGACTACGACCTTGAGCCAGACCAAGACCTAACAAGTTATGATGATGACAAGGTACGCCTAACTAAGTACTACGGTCTTGTGCCTCGCTACCTACTAGAGATTGGCGAGAAGGAAGCTCTGCTTGACGAAGACGAAGACATTGCTGATATTGAAGTAGAGGAACCAGAGAACGATGAAGATGCCAGCTATTACGTGGAAGCTATTGTGGTTGTCGCTAATGGAGGCATCCTACTAAAAGCAGAAGCTAACCCATACATGATGCAGGATCGTCCTGTAGTAGCATTCCCTTGGGATGTAGTACCCGGTAGGTTCTGGGGTCGTGGTGTATGTGAAAAGGGCTACAACAGCCAGAAGGCGCTTGATACGGAGCTACGTGCACGTATTGATGCCCTAGCCCTAACAGTACACCCAATGATGGCTATGGACGCTACACGGCTTCCTAGAGGCTCTAGGCCAGAGGTACGCCCCGGTAAGATTATCTTGACCAATGGCGACCCTAAGACTGTACTCAATCCATTTAACTTTGGTCAGGTTAGTCAGATTACTTTTGCACAGGCAGCAGAACTACAAAAGATGGTTCAGATGTCTACAGGTGCTATTGACTCTGCTGGTATCCCCGGTAGTATCAATGGTGACGCTACGGCTGCTGGTATCAGTATGTCCCTTGGTGCAATCATCAAGCGTCATAAGCGTACCCTAATTAACTTTCAGCAGTCATTCTTAATCCCATTTGTCAAGAAGGCTGCTTGTCGTTACATGCAGTTTGACCCAGAGAACTACCCTGTCAAGGACTACAAGTTTAACACTACATCTACTCTAGGTATCATTGCCCGTGAGTACGAAGTAACGCAACTTGTGCAACTACTGCAAACCATGCCAGCAGAGTCTCCACTGTACAACACGTTAATCCAGTCAATCATTGACAACATGAACCTGTCTAACCGTGAAGAACTAATGGCTAAGCTACAGCAGGCAGAGCAAGCCTCACAGCCTACTGAAGAACAACAGCAGATGCAACAAGCGGCTGCACAGGCACAGATGGCCTTCCAGCAGTCACAGACAGCAGCACTTAACGGTCAGGCACAGGAGTCTAGTGCTAGAGCGCAGAAGATTGCTGTAGAGACACAGCTTGCCCCACAGGAGCTACAGATTGACCAGATTAAGGCAGTCACAGCTAACCTGAAGGCAGGCGACCAAGAGGACAAGGAGTTTGAGCGTCGCATGAAGATTGCTCAGACATTCTTGAAAGAGAAAGAGATTGACCTAAAGAATCAACCTCAGCAACAACCACAGCAACCAAGTCAACCCCTTAGACTACAACAAGGATAAATTGATGGTCGTAACACGTACAGAACTAACTCAAATAGTAGAGCAAGTCAACAAGAAGTTTGAAGAGCTAGAATCTAAGATTAAAGAGTTAGAGGCACTTAATGCTAAAGATACAACACCACCTAGAAAAGTTACAAAACAAGCACAGAAGGCGGCGTAATGGCGAAAGAAAAAGATTCGCGTCTCCAACGTGCTGGAGTTAGCGGTTATAACAAACCTAAACGAACCCCTAACCATCCTACTAAATCTCATGTAGTAGTAGCTAAGGAAGGTGATAAAGTAAAGACCATCAGGTATGGTCAGCAAGGAGTCAGTGGCGCAGGGAAGAACCCTAAGACAGCCTCTGAAAAAGCAAGGCGTAAGTCGTTTAAAGCACGACATGCAAAGAATATAGCCAAGGGCAAGATGTCTGCGG